TCTTTCGTTCCGAGTTCTCGTTCGTTCCCCAGCTCTCGTGGCCACAACAACATTTTTGAAGTTCTCATTCATTTCTTTCCATGAATCAATCTTCAATTCACTATATCTCATGAAGTGGTCGTACTGTTCGTTCCCTGGCTTCATATCTTTAACTTTGAAAACTCCCTGCCAGCTCTTTCCAAGCATGAATGCTTTACCTAAATGATATCTACTAGTTTTTCCACCACTTCTTTCGACAGAAGTTAAAGTATGTGTTCCACCAATTCTGCCTTCGAGGTTTCCAAATTCTTTTTGTTTTTTAGTTAAAGGAGCTGAATTGTTTCCAGTATAAAACTTACCATCATGGAAACCAGAGAAGTGATGAGGGAGAGTAAAATGCTGTAGATCTTCATCTGATAAATGTATCCCCTTGTCTGCCAAGAAAGATTTGAACCTAGTTCTATAAGTATATGCACCATCAGAACCTTGAAAAGCAAAACCCTGATTAGTCCAATTGTATCCACCAACATCAATAGCTGCGTGAACTGAGATGAATCCCTTCTCATCATTGGCTTTGAGAAATTCAATCTGAGCTTTATTGATTGTTTCTCCTATAGGAGCATCTGCATTCGCTCGACCACCTCTCGCAGATTTTTCAACGACTAAGTAATCATTGTGGATATCAATCCCATCACCACCAGCAGCGGCACTTCTGCCACTCCAGGTTCTACTCCAATTGTGATTATCCCTCTCATCGCTCCTAACAACCTTATTTCCGTCACGATCTGTTACACTAAAGCTCAGAGACATTCGACCACGACTAGAACTTAATCTCTCGATCTTCACAGTGTAACCGACATCTGAAAAGTTATATGGCCAATCTTCTTTCTTGAGTTTTTTCCCGAACATTTGAGTTAGAGTTTCTTGGATCTCTAACGCTTTAGTTAATTTAGCTTCATCACTTCCAGGTGGAGATGCCATTAAAGACATCATGTGATAGCCCATAGAATCTGAGATACCAGCTCTTCGTTCCTCAAGCTCGGCTCTCACTCTTTTTTCTTCTGCTTTTTTTCTTACTCTTTCAGCTTCATCTCTTTTAGCAATTTCTTCTTCTACTTTACTTGGATCTGCGACTGTAACTTCTTGACCTGGAAGTCTTTTCATTGCTTCGCTATATCTTCTAGGAACCATACTATTCTGGCTCTCTTCGAGATTTTTTAGAGTTCCGTTCCACATCATGTTTCCATATCCACCAGCGTTTGTGGCATCGGAATTTTGAGATGAAAATGGAGTCGTTCCAGTGTTGTTTTGATTCGTATCAATCTTGATTAAAACTTTATTCAAATTATTAAGTCTTTCCTCAAGAGTGTTTCCAACAGATGCCGCTAAAATTTTAGCGACAGCTTCATCTTTAGTGTCACCAATATTACCTACTGCTTTAATTGCCTGCTTCGCAATCTCAGTATCTTTATAAGAGTTCCAAAGATGGTTGACAGCTTTATCAACACCTCTCTGGATAGCTCCTGAAATACTGGCTTGCTGCTCATCTGTAAGTTCTCTTTGGTGCGGCCCTCTGGTTTCTGCTAGATCGGGAAGGATCTCTTCTTCTTTTCGTTCCACTTTTCGATCAATTCCCATCTGGCCTAAATGATCGTGAGCTGGAGTATCACCTAGATCCGCAAGCTGTCTCAATATTCTCAACTTATCTTCACTATGAGTATGGACTTCGCTTGCAACAAGTTTTTGAGAATGCTTATCTCCGAGATCTGCCATTTTCTTAACGATCTTCCATGCTTCATCGCTCATGGTTTGACCTCTAGAGTTCTCATCCTGGTGGTAGACATAGATCCATTTTCCACCACGCTTATACCTTCGAATATATTTATGTCCAGACCTTGGACTTGCATCTGCTTTAACAAGGTCTGTAATATAGAAACGGCCTGATATCATATCCATGATTGCACCTAATGATTTTTGAAGTCCCATCTTGTCTAACACAGCTACCGAAGCTACCTTCATTACTGATTTCAATATCTTATCAGTTGATATATAGAAACTACCCATCAATTATCTCCATAATTTCTATCTTCAGCTTATGGATCATCTCTTCGAACTTTTCGTTCCAATATTTGAGGTGATCCTCTTGAGCCTGGAGCTTCGCCTTTCTGGGAACCAGAGCAGGCTTTGACTCAACATGTTGATATACGGACTTATTTCTTGTCGTCATCCGACCCCTCCATCTTATCAAGTTCTGCTTGAAGCTCTTCTAACGACATGTTTTCATAATCCATCTCGTCTTCACCTTCACCGCCATCGTCTTCGCCTGGAACAGCACCACCCGAAGCTGGATTCATTACATCTCCACCTTCATCCATGCCACCCATCTCATCGCCCATACCTTCTTCACCACCCATCTCTGCTTGCTGTGCCGCTTGCCTGAGCTGTGACCAAGTTTGGAGAAGAGTATTATCCAGAGGAAGATCCAAAGGATTATCAATATCCTCGAGCTTCTTAATATTTGGAAGATCATGCTCGGCTCGGATCTCATTCACGGTCATATAGTTCTTAACCTTACTGATCGTATGATCTAAATCATCTTTCTCAGATTTTACGTTAAGACCAACAAACTCGAATTCAAAATCAGGATCAATTCTGTAAACAAGATACTCGTTCATTAGTGATTGGATATGTCGAAGCAAAGGTCTTAGACCTCTATCTTTAGAATAACTAATTCGTTCCGATTGGTTCGCATCTCCAAGGCCACCGCCGCCTCCATCTCCAGAGGACTTACTTGAAATATCAAAACCGATCTCGATAGGATCTACTTGGAACACACCGCAGATAGTTTTAATACAATACTCCATCCACTTACCGTATTCCATCTCACGGTTTGTACTATGGAGAGTTTGCCAATTTAGCTTAGAGTCCTTGCCAAGACTCATGATAGGAGTTTTCCAAGCGTTTTGGACACCTGATACCTGTTGATACCACTGTCTCCTAAATGCTTCTAACTGGTCTGGTGGAACGACACCCTCAAATGTGAGGATACCTTTTACTGTTGCTCCCTGTGAGAAAAATCTCCTGTTGTACGTTTCCGCATTCATGTGAGCGGTAATCGTAGTAACCAACATTTCAATTTCAGAAAAACCATAACCGAAAGAAAGAATATCCGTTCTAGGGTTTCTAACTCCAAAGGCCATCTCCCACTCATCGAATACGTGACGAACTTGACCATTCACAACTTGAGCAAATCTAGGATGTTTCGGTTTGAAATCATCGAACTCTGTTTTCCAAGCCATTCTGCCAGCGAACTCTTCTTGAGAGTTAGCTCCCTTATGTCCACCATAGGCTTCAGACATTTCTTTTTGATCTGGAATCATCCTAATCGTTGAGGCATCTACTGCCTGGAACGAATAGGGCATCCCATTTTTTCTAGGAGTTATTTCAAAATTTATTTGATCGAAAGTTAAAGCATCTCTAGAAATTTTTCTTAAAAATGTTTCAAAGTTATCTCTTCTCTTTCGCTCTGGAGTGTCATCAAAATTCTCTGGAACTCCACAAGCAAGAATAAATTGCTCAATCTCTTTCGACTTACTCTTGTCTGCTTTGCTAGGAGTTTTTTCATGATCTCTCAATCGAACCTTGTAACCCAACTTATATTTGTCGGGTTGAGGCATACAACTCGCAGCTACCTGATTAATCCTAAGTTGCAAGATTGCCGCTATCACTGGATCTGCATAGGTCAATTGACGACACTTGGAATAATCCAACAAAGAGAATCTCTCTTTATACCCTAAAGCATGAGAGTGATAGCTCATAGGATCTACTAAAGATGCCTTCTGATCGTAAGCACCCTTATCTGGTGTTAGAACTCCAGCTTTTACTAGATCGCCTTTGAAAAGCGATAACTCTCTCGCACTTCTCGTCAAGACATCTCTTATTAATCCCATCTTATCTCCAATAATTACTCTACGATTTCCCCAGAACTTGCATCAATCATCACATTTCTTCCACCGCCCATAGAGGCATCAATGACAGAACCATCTGTTTCTGCTATCTGGCTCTTTCTCATTACTTCAATTAGAGCTTGATCTGTTTCGGAAGTTGCCTTGATAACTTCTCCGCCCATGGTAATTTCTGTACTGTTAAATTTGTTGATTACCGCTGGGCCTGAGCCAGTGTTTAACTCT